CTGATATTGATAACATCGAGAAAAAAACTGCTAGTCAAATCGCTAGGCAATTCACTAAAGGTTTGAAAACTAACAGGCAATCTAAAGTTCTTATGAATACTTTCGTAGATAGGGTAGCATGACACAAGAAGAAATAAAACAAAAGATTAAGCAAAGGCGAACACAAATGTTAGTCCACTCCTGCATTTATTATGAAATGAATGACAACATTGTCGATGATGCGACATGGCAGAAGTGGGCTGACGAACTTCGTGATTTGCAAAACGAACATCCATTACTTTGTCAAATAGAATTTTTTGATGAAGTATTTGCTCGGTGGGATGGATCCACTGGTCATCATTTACCTCTCAGAGATCCGTGGGTTTTTGACCGAGCAACCCTTTTAATAAATGCTAAAGAGAAAGGATATGGTACTTCTTTATGAGAAAAGAGAAAACACCCCCACCCAATTCAAAACTAAGATATCATGTAAAGCGAAAAGGTAAATCTTTTCATGTGATAGAAAATGGTGGCGATTATCAAAACAAAGTTATCCATGAAACTTCTGATAAAAAAGAAGCATATCGGATATCTAAAATACAAAGTAAAACTCAACAGTGGGCACCGAATGCTGGTGTACCTTTATATCTATGTCCTACTCAGGTTATACAGCAGTCATAGGAATTTTAATCAGTGACAACCACAGTAAAGAAGATATTCTTAACTGTATGAAAAGTTGTCAAGGATATCCTATATGGGTACACGCGAACACCAATGATACTAATTGGGCAGATAGGATGAAGATTGCTTGTGAAGAAACAGGTTGTCATTATTTTTCTAGCACTAGAAGTAATGGTAATCCAGGATTTGGTAAAAACTTGATGATGAGAAACTTTGGTATGGATACTAATTTAAGATTCTTTAGTTATTGCTTTCTAATAGATGGCGATGACGCATGGGGATCTACACTGCCTGAGTTATTCAAAAGGAAGTACGATGGCGACTTCTTATTCTCATCAGGTGGCAAGTATAAGTGGAAAGATGAGATATATGAAAAGGTTGAACTGGCTCAGCTGAGCGAACAAATAAGAAAGGATATGGGGGATAAGTACGATAAGCCAACATCCTATATATCTGAGTGGTTGGATTTAAGAGAGTTATTACAGAAATTTTATCAGCATCCTAATAATGAGCATGGCACATTAAATAGATTGATAGGATTTCATAAGGGTTCAATCTATAAATTACAGTTTAAAGAAGATATTAAAATAGCTGAAGACCTAATTTTTCATATTGAAGCATTGATGGCTGACAAAAGAAAAGAGTTTAAGATACAATATTTACATGATGATGACTTATACTTATATCAACCAAATGAAAGAGGAATACATTATTACTCTTTTTCTAGACCAAAAGAAAACTGGTTAGCGAGAGTAAGAGCATATCTACCAAAGGCATATCCTAAAAGTTTGAAAAAATATAAAGTGGACTGGATAAAATGACATATATCGTTCCTAAAAAAGTTTATTACATACATATCCCCAAAGCTGGTGGTACGACTGAGAAGTACAAACTGAAGGAACTATATGGTAATGATATGAAAGAAGTGACCACAGGAAAGCATAGTCCTTATGATAAACAGTATGCTGATTATGATTGTATATATACACATGTAAGGAATCCGCATGATAGATTATTGTCAATTTATTTGTTTTGGTTTGAACTTAAATTTATGCCACAAAAACATATTACTGATAAAAGAATAGACTTTATGCAATATGAACACAAACAAAGAATATCGCAAAATTTTGGACATTATATGGGTGGGATGTCAAAGTTTGATACTATGCTTTACAATAAGATAACTCCACTTATTCAAGATAATAATCCTGAAAATTATTACAAGTGGTTAGATACTGTAGGAAAAGCAAATGATGAAATGGATTGTTTCTTTGAATATCGACCATGGCTTCAACAACATTTATGGTTGGCTGATAATGTATTCGTAAAGAAGATTGAAGATGAAGGTGGCGAAAAATTAAATATTACCAGCAGAATGCCAGAACATGATGATAATGATTACTTACAAATAGGCAAACCACTAATAGAAAAATATTACAAAGAAGACTTAGAAAGGTTCGGATATGAATAGGTTTAAATTTTATCTAGAAATAATTACCTGCTTTTTTATTATCGCAGGGATAATACGACATTATTAACAAGGAGAACTATAACATGGGAAAACATATAAAAACATCAATGGACGAAAAGGTAGTGGATTATCTTGCTATTGAATTATGGCGAAAGGATCCAAACAATAAAGTCCTCCATCAGTTGATGGGTATGCAGAATGAGGAAGGAAACCATATTCGTAAGACTATCGATGCTTATGATAAAACAGGTGAGTTTCCAACCCACTATAATACCGATGGAACATGGAAATATTCGTCTGGACAGATAAGTTTTGACGCATTTTTATCACAAGGAAAGTAAAAAAGGTTATAAGTAGTTGTTTTTTAATAATAAAAAAATCTTAAAAAATGGACGATTTTACTTTACTTTTGGGTCAAATGAGAGTAGAATCATCTGTATAAGTTAATAAATTAAAGCGAGGTATATATTATGACAAACTTATCTAAAGAAACTGCTTTCCTAGAAAGAGCATTTGAGCTTTTTCCTGAAGCAAGTGACAGTCGTGAAATGACTGCCAAACAAATACTAGAAGTCAGATCTTCTGGTATTTCTGTACCAGGATCTATCTGGGAAAATAAAGTTGCTAACAGCAAACCAGCACTTTATGTAATTCCAGGTGGTTCTGTTTCTAAACCAGTTGCTGACCCAGTTGCTGTTGATACTGTATCAACACCATCTACTAAGTCTTCAGCTGTTTCAACAACTGTTGATAAAAATAGTTTGGTTCCATGTGTGGATCCTAACTATGTTCCTTTCGGAAACTATCGTGACTTACAAATTATTGTGAAGTCTGGTATGTTTTATCCTTCTTACATAGCAGGTCCGACTGGTAATGGTAAATCTACTAGCATTGAGCAAATCTGTGCTAAGCAGAAAAAACCTTTAATTCGTGTCAACTTAAATACTATGACTGATGAAGACCAGTTGATTGGTTCTAAAACTTTGGTCGATGGTAATGTTGAAATCGTAGAAGGTCCAATTGTAATCGCTATGAGATTTGGTATCCCTCTTCTTCTTGATGAGATTGATGCTGGTGGTGCGAATACACTTCTTTGTTTACAACCTATCCTTGAAGGAAAACCATTTTATTTCAAATTAAAAAATGAAATGATTACTCCTGCTCCAGGATTTAATATCTTCGCAACTGCGAACACTAAAGGTAAAGGATCTGACGATGGTAGATACATCGGTACGAATGTCCTTAACGAAGCATTCCTAGAAAGGTTTGCTGTGACTTTTAACCAACCTTACCCAACTGAAAAAGTTGAGTTAGAGATTGTTAAAAATCTGTTCGTTCACTTTGGTCTAGCTGACCAGAAGAAAACTATCAACCAATCTAAAAGTCTTGACGACTTTGCTTCTAACTTAGTTAAGTGGGCAGCAGTTGTTCGTAAGACTTTTGATGATGGTGGGTGTGACGAGAATATCACTACTCGTAGGTTGACTCACATTGTTCGTGCTTTTTCTATCTTCAAAAATGAGAAGAAAGCAATTGAACTTTGCTTGAATAGGTTTGATGATGTCACTAAAATGGCATTCCTTGACCTTTACACTAAAATCTCTGCTGGGGAAATGGATTCTCCAGCTGAGGAAGATAGTGATAGAAACCCATTTACTGAAGAGGTATCTGAATAATGGAACTTACACCATACGAACTTCTTACTAAGTTTCAAAAGCGATGGGTAGATAACATGATTGTTGTCTATCCTGAACTTGAGACTGGTGGTGCTATTACTTTGGAAAAATGTACTGAAGGGATTGTTAAGCTGAAAGAAAAACATGCTGAAGATCCTAGTTTTCCTAAGATCGGTACACCTAATTGGAATTATAAGATTAACAAGATCGACAAAGGCATCTATTTCTTTCCTGCTCCAGGAGCAGACTCAGAGATGGCGATTCGTGAAGCTGAGGATATAAAGATATCTCGTTTACCGAAACCAAAGTTTGTCATAAAAGACGAGGAAGATGCCGACTTCGTTCAGGAACTGAAAGACTTCGGTATTGATATAGATGTCGCCGATGAAGATAATGGTGTTTCAGTTCCTGATTTAAGGGATTCATCTGTTATTGACTGACGATAGCTGATGATAGAAAGGGAAGGACTGCCATCTCCTTCCCTTTTGCATTTATTTACAGTGGATGGACTCGTGGTGAAACTGGATATCACACTAGTCTTCTAAACTTGTATTACAGGTTCGAGTCCTGTCGAGTCCACCACTTTACTTTTAAGTTTTTTTAATATAGAGTATTGAATATGAAAAATAAAAATCCTAATATTGATTATAAATTTGATGAAGATAAACTTATTGAAGACTTCAAAGAATATATTGATAAAACTTACATGGGGCACTACAGTAAAAACTCATTTCAAGCAAGTGAATTTATTATTGATTGTGGTCATGGTATGGGATTTTTTATGGGTAATGTATTGAAGTATGCCCAAAGGTATGGCAAGAAAGATGGTTATAATCGTGCCGATATTTTAAAAATACTTCACTATGCATTGATGGCTTTACATCAACATGATAAAATTAACAAGGAGAAATAATATTATGAAAATTTCGAAAGAAACTTTGAGTGTCCTTAAGAACTTTGCCACTATTAATGGCAATATTCTTATTAAAGCTGGTAATCGTTTATCGACTATATCAGCACAAAAAAATGTTATGGCTAGTACTACTGTCCAAGAAAACTTTGATGGTGAGTTTGGTATCTATGACTTAAATGAGTTTTTGGGTGTGTATTCTTTATTTGATGCAGATCCTGAACTTGCCTTTGATGAAAAGTTTGTCACTGTAGCAAATGGTAAATCTAAAGTAAAATATTTTGCTGCCGATCCATCAGTTCTAGCATCGCCAACTAAAGATGCTCTTCCTGTTGATGCAGATATTGAATTCGACTTATCAAAAACTATGTATGATATGATTATGAAAACATCTTCAGTATTGAGATCTGGTGATGTATCATTCATTGGTGATGGTTCGAATGTTAGTGTAGTTGTAGCTGATAAAAAGAATGCTACTTCTAACTCTTGGGATGCTACTTTGGGCACAACTGATAAAGTGTTTAAAGTAAATTTCAGGATTGATAATTTCAAAATGCTAGATGGGGATTATGTAGTTTCTATTTCTAAGAAAAGAATCTCTAAGTTTGCTTCTAAGATGAATGACTTGACTTACTTCATCGCAGTTGAAGCTGACTCTACTTTTGACTTTTAATTTTACTGAGAGATTTATATTATGGATGACCAATTTATTTGGGTCGAGAAATACAGACCTAAGACTATTGAGGAGTGTGTCCTTCCTGACAGTTTAAGGGATACATTCAAAGAGTTTGTTGCTAGTGGGCAACTGCCGAACTTCCTGTTCTGTGGTACTGCTGGTGTCGGTAAAACTACTGTCGCCAAAGCACTATGCAACGAAGTCGGTGCTGAGTATCTGTTCATTAATGGTTCCGAAGAATCTGGCATTGATGTGATACGAACAAAAATCAAAAACTTTGCTTCGTCGGTTTCCCTGACTGACTCAAAGAAAATCGTTATTCTTGATGAAGCTGATTATTTGAATCCGAACAGTACTCAGCCAGCACTGAGAGCATTTATCGAAGAGTTCTCTGGGAACTGCCGATTTATATTTACCTGTAATTTTAAGAATAGGATTATTGAGCCACTTCACTCTAGATGTGCTGTGGTTGAGTTTAGGACTGATGCTAAGGATAAACCAGCAGTTGCTACAGCTTTCTATAAAAGAGTGGAGCATATTCTTAATACT